AGTGCGTGACTTCGTCCTCGGCATGCTGGTTGAGCGGCCGCACCTCAACGCAAAGTTGATTTACAGAGGCCTTTGCGCGCGTTTCAGCGCGCGTGCCGCCACGCTCCCGCCGCTGCGTAACCTGCAACGTTTTCTCAGCAAGTGGAAGCGCAAGAACGCGCAGCTCTTCACCGCCGTCGCCAATCCCGACGCGTGGAAAAACCGCTACATGGTTGCGGCCGGTAGCGCCGACGAAGGCGTGACCCGCTTGAATCAGCGTTGGGAGTTCGACTCGACGCCGGCGGACCTGCAGCTCGTCGACGGCCGCCACACGATCATCGGCGTCATCGACGTGTGGAGCCGCCGCGCGATGCTCTACGTGTCGAGGACGAGCAGCTCGTCTGGCGTGTGTGGTGCGATCCGTCGCGCGATCCTCGAATGGGGTGTGCTCGAAGAAGCGAAGCTCGACAACGGGCAGGACTACGTCAGCCATCGCGTGCAGCGCGTATTCAAATCGCTTGGCGTGAACGTGCAGTTATCGGCACCGTTCTCTCCTTGGCAGAAACCGCACGTCGAGCGCTTCTTCCGCACGTTTTCGCACGACGTCTTGGAATTGCTGCCCGGTTACTCCGGCCACAACGTCGCAGATGCACAGGCGTTGCGCGCGTCGAAGAGTTTTGCCGATCGGCTCATGAAGAAGGGCGCGACGATCGATATCAAACTCACGGCCGCCGAGCTGCAACGCTTCTGCGACGACTGGTGCGACAAGCTGTACGCGCAGGAGCCTCGCGCAGCGCTTGATGGCGCCACGGTATTCGAGCGCGTGGCCAGCTCGCGCGCCGAACTGCGCCGGATCACCGACGAGCGCGTGCTCGACCACCTCCTGGCTGAAGCGCCGGACGGTCACGGCATGCGCGTCGTCTCAAAGAAGGGCTTGCGCATCGACGGGCACGTCTACAGCGCATCGGAGCTATGGCCGCATGTCGGTGAGCCGGTGCGCGTCCTGTACGACGAGCGCGACCTCGGCCGCGTTGTCGTCTACCGCGACGACGAGTTCGTGTGTATCGCGACGTGTCCGGAAATTGAGGGCGTCTCCCGCGCTGAAGTCGCAGCCGTTGCGCGCGAGCGCCAGAAGGAAGGCATCGAAACGGCGCGCCGCGAGATCAAGGCCACCGCGCGCAAGCAAAAGCTGCGCGACATCGCGTTCGAGATTCTAGATTCCAAGGCGCGCGACGCGGCCGCACTGGTCGCAATGCCGCCGCCAAACGTCCTGCACATCACGCCAGCCATCGAAGCCGCACAGCAAGCCGCCGCTGCGGAAAACGTGCCGATATCGATCGAGACGAAGCAACCGACGTTGCATGACTTTGAGGTCATCCGTGACCTGCAGCGCGCGGATTACTCCGCCGCCGATGAAACCGCCGAAGACCGTTTCCGCGCGGCGTTGAAGCTCGAACTCAAGGCGCTCAGCGAGCCGCTCTCGGAGTTCGAGCAGAAGCAAGTCGAGCGCTACACGAACACCGCCGAATACCGAGGCCGTCGTCAGATGTTCGACGACTTCGGTCCCGGCTTCTTGAACCTGGGCGACGAGTACCTCGCGCTCCTTCCCGATGGCCGCGCGGAGATGACGCGGCTCTTTCCTGACCACTGCCAACAGGGGACTTAGCGATGCGAAGCAAGATTGTTCCAATCTCCAACGTGAGCCGCTTGAGTGAAGCGGCTCACGCTTTAATCCATCGCGCGAACGGCATGCCCGGCATGGGCCTGATCGAAGGCGAGACGGGCTACGGCAAGACGACGGCCGTCGCATGGCTCACGACCAAATTGAATGGCGTGTACGTGCGCGCGCTCGCGTGCTCGACACCGTCGAGCTTGCTTGAATCGATCTGCAAGGAACTCGGCATCGGCAAGCGCCCGACCAACGTCGGCACCGTCGAGGAGATCGTACGCAAGCTCGCGGAAACGAGCCGGCCACTCTTCATCGACGAAGCGGACTACCTCGCCGATCGGCGCAAGCTGATCGAGACGCTGCGGGACGTGCACGATCTTTCCACGGTGCCGGTCGTGCTGATCGGTATGCGCGGGTTCCGCGCGAAGATCAGCGGCCTGCAGCAGCTCACCGGCCGCATTGCGCAGTGGGTCGATTTCCAGCCGTCGACGATCGAAGACGCCACGATGCTGGCCAAGGAGTTGGTCGAGGTTGGAATCGGCGCCGACTTGGTGCGGAGCCTCCACGCGGAAGCGCGCGGTAGCGTGCGCCTCATCGTTGTCGGCTTCGCGCAGATCGAGCAGTACGCGAAGAATCGCGGCCTCGATCGCATCGGCGCGGCCGAGTGGCCCAAGGGCCGCAGTTTCTTCCTGGGCTCGGCGCCGTCGAAGAGTCGTCCAGCCATCGCGGCGGTGAGCTGACATGGCTAGCGAAGAACTCGCGCTCTCCATCCTCGAGTCGCACCTGGACGACGACGGCGACGTCGTTGCGGAGATCGACGAGCAGATCAGGTCCGCCGAACTCATGTACAGCATGCTGCGGACCAACGGCGAGCCGCTCGGCGCGTCGAAAGTCGCCACGCTGCTCACCGCGGCACGCAACATGCGCGCGGCGTACATCGACTACCAGCGCGCATACGCTGCGGTCCAGGCGCACGTCGAAGCGGTGGTGTCATGACGCGTGCGCAACTCCGGCGTCCGCGTGGCGCGCAGGCGACTCCGGCAGACATGCAGCGCATTCGCCGCTATGCCGCGTCCACTGGGGCGCGCACGAAGCGCGCGAAGGTGTGGTCGGCGATGCGCATCCTGCGCTCGTTCTCCCTCGGTGATCTCGTCGCCGTGTGCGAGGTCACCAGCGCCGGCCAGCTGCGCTGCCTGCTCTGGCAGCTCAAGCGCGCGGGCTATTTGTCGCTCCAGCACAAGAAACCCGGATCGCCAATCCCCGGCACGTATCGCCTCATCCGCGACACCGGACCGTTGTGCCCGATGACGCTCAAGAGCCGGCGCGCCGTCTTCGATCCGAACGAACAGAAGGAGTACGCGCTATGAGTCCGCAGCAAGAGGACTGGATCACTGTGCTGCGCGAGCAGTGCAAGCGCACCTCGCAGGCGGAAGTCGCCAAGCGCCTCGGCTACTCCGCCGCCGTCGTCAATCAGGTGCTCAAGGGCACGTACAAGGGCGACGTAAACCGCGTTCAACAGGCGGTCGAAGGCGCGCTCATGGGCATGACGGTCGACTGCCCGGTAATTGGTGAACTCGCGCGCAACCGCTGCCTGGAATACCAGCGCCGCGAATTCGCGAGCACGAACCCGACGCGCGTGACGCTTTCGCGCACGTGCCCGACTTGTCCGAACCGCCGCACGACCGGAGGTGACGAATGAACCTGCAAGGTTCTCGCGCTCTGACGGGCGGCTCGCGGCCGAGCACGCCGCATCAGCGGCTCTTCATCCGCACGTCGATGCAGCAGCTCGATCTCGATGCGCTGTACATGACGGCGCTTCACCGGCGTTTCTTCGACGCCGCGCACATCCCGCAACCGGACGCGAACGCGCGCCTCGACTCCGTGCTCTGCGGCCTTACTCGCGAACAAGCGAGCGCGCTCATCTCTGCACTTCGCAAGGAGATTCCAAATGCTGACTAGCCAACCGCAGCGCCGCGCGACCGATCGGCCGCGCCGCGTACACGTTCTCACCGTCATCGCTTGTCTCGCGATCGTTGTCGCGGGCGCGTACCTGGGCGGCGTCGCCACCGGGCCGAGCGTTGTCGCAGCGATGGAAGAGCAGCGCGAGCAGGACACCCGCCCGGTTCCGCGCGCGCTGCCGGAAGGCATCACGAAGTTCCACGACGCGACCGAAGAGGTTACGTGTTGGCGCACCAATCGGAGCAATAGCTCGATCGCCTGTCTTCCCGATCAGTGGCTCGCGACTGCGCGGGCGAGCGAGTGACGTCGTGAAAAGCGGAGGCAGGTTCGATCGTTGGGTTGGCTTCATCGCGTACGTGACGTCTCGTCGCGCACCGACGCCGGTCCAGCAAGTCGTAGAGGACACCGGCTTTTCGCGCGCGCAGGTCTATCGCCTGGTCGAAATGATGCAGCAGCATTTTCCCGTCGAACTCAAAGACGGCCTTGTCTCGATGCGTCGCAAGGTGGACCTGCAGGCGAGGACCTGAGCCATGCAAACCGATCTCTTCGACCGCCAGCTGACTCCCGCCATCGTGCTCGATGCGTTGGGCGACCGCGAGGGTGCCGACAACGGCATCACTGCGCGGGACCTGGTGCAGCTGATTTGCGGCTGCTCGACAGCGGCCGGCGAGCGTCGGCTGCGCCACGTCATCGAAGCGCTGCGCGGGCAAGGGCATCGGATCGGCGCGCATCCATCGACGGGCTACTTCCTCGCGCGCACGGATGCCGAACTGGATGCGACGTGCGAGTTCCTCTACAGCCGCGCGATGACAAGCCTGCGCCAGATCGCGGTCATGAAGCGCGTCGCGCTCCCTGATTTGCGTGGCCAGTTGCGATTGCCCTTGGTCGCGCAAGCGGAAGAGACAACCACGTGAGCACGATGAACAAAATGAACGACATGGTGCGCCGCGCGTTGAATCTCGCGACGGCCGCGCTGTTCGAGCTGGCCGACGCGAAGGTCACCGTGATCGGCATTCGCATCGAAGGCGGCCGGCCGGTCGTGACCGTCGACCAGGCGCCGAAATTCCTTTCGGTGCGCATGCGCGTCAGCAAAGGATTCAACACGCGCGAGACCACTTGCGTTGGCGAGCTTCGCGGCTGCCGCATCGAGTGGAGCGAGCGCGCTTCAATCAACCAGCTCACAGGGAGCGCGGCATGAACCTGCAGGACGAAATACGAAAGATTCTGCCAGTGGAGACCAGCCCTCCGCTGAGCGCCAGTGACATCCGCAACGGCATTCGTGACGCGTGTCCGGAGGCCGCCTCGTTCTCGGTCGACGACGTACGCGCGCGCCTGAGCAATCTCGTTGCGCGCGGCGAGGCCAAGCGTATTCACAACACGGACGGCGTGTTGCGCTACAGCTGGATCGGCGAGCCGCGCAGTGCGCCGCCAATTCCCGCGCGCGATGTTTTGCGTACGGATGCCGTGCTCAAAGCGCTGCAAGACGCTGCCGGTCCCGTCGCCAACTCCGCGATCGGCAGCGCGCTCGACGGCAAGTACACGACGCCGCAAATAACTCATTCGCTGAAGGTTCTTCGCGGACAGGGCTTGGTCCAATGCACCGGCGAGAAATCGAGAGCCCGCTGGAGCGTGACGCCGGTAGGCGCCCAAGCCAAGACCGAAACCGTTTCGCCACCGACGTCGTCGAACAACGAGCGCGTTCCCCTGCGCGACTCGGAGGAAGCTCCGACAGGAAGCGCTCCCCCCTGTGCGCAACCTGCGGCAACGACGTCGGTGGCACCTGAAAACTCCGGCGCCATTGCGCTGCGCGACGTACCGCCCCTCCCCAGCGTACGGGCAGCGTCGGCGCCGGAGTCCATCAGCAAGGCGGTAGTCGACATGGCGACCGCGTCCGCCGCCGACCTGGAGGATTTCGCATTGCGCGCCATCGACGACGCGCCGCGCAGCGTCCTCAAAGCAATCGTCGCGGCCGCATTCGGCCTACGCCGCATCGCAACTGAACTGCAGCAAGGAGTATCCGCATGAACCGCGTCGCTTTGTTTGGAGCGATCCACGACACCGCGCCGTGATCGAAGAGGACGAACTGCCGCCGGTCATTGGCGAGCGCTACCGAGACGTGCTGCGCGATATCGAGCGTGGCCAAGACGAGGAAGAGTGACATGGCAAAGCAAAGCATTAAGACACCGGCGCTCGAATTCGTGCCGGTGAATCGCGCTCAGGCCGACGAGGCCATTCGCATCATTGGCGAACAGCAGCGCAAGCGCGATCAGATCGCAAAGGACATGAACGACGAACTCGCCGCAGTGAAGACGAAGCACGAAGCGATCGCACAGCCGATCGCCGAGAGCATCAAAGTTCTCAGCCAGGGCGTGCAGGTGTGGGCCGAGGCGAACCGCGTCGAACTGACCAAGGACGGCAGGGTCAAGACGGCGAAGCTCGGCAACGGCGAGATCCGCTGGCGCCTGCGCCCGCCGTCTGTGTCCATCACGAAGGTGTCGCGCGTGATCGCTGTGCTCAAGCAGCTCGGTCTCGGTCGCTTCGTTCGCACCAAGGAGGAAGTCGACAAGGAAGCAATCCTCAAAGAGCCCGATGCGGTCAAGGCGGTGCTCGGCGTGAAGGTCGACCAGGGCGAGGATTTCGTGATCGTGCCATTCGCGACCGAACTCGAAGAGGTTGCGTGATGGACAGCGAGGGAGCCGCTCTCGATATTCGCCCCGCCGCGCAGGCCTGTGTCCTGAAGCCTGAGCGCGATGGTCGATGGCCGCTCGCAACGCAAGCCTTGATTGTGCCGTGGGATAAAACCGAGGAAGACGTAGCGAAGGGCGATATCGAGCACGTCATGCTGGTCCCACGCGCGCAATGGGAAGCCGCAATGGAAGGTCGCTGCGTTGCGTGCGGATGCACCGAGCACGCCGCGTGCGCGGGCGGATGCGCTTGGTATGAACCGGGGCTCTGCACGAAGTGCGCGCCTACGGAATTCAAGATCGAGGTTCTGTGATGGACCGCGAGCGCGCCATCCGCAAGCTGCAGGCGTGCCTTCGCCTGGCCAAGTCGAGCGAGCCGCACGAAGCGGCGGCCGCGCTGCGTCAGGCCGAAGCACTCATGCGCGAATACGGCCTCAACGAGGCGGATGCGGACGCGCACGCGTTCAGTGGCTTTCGCGCCGGCACCCGCTACGGCGTCGAGGGCCTTCCAAATCACCTGGCGCGGCTCGCGCGCATCGTGGCGTCGACGTTCGGATGCAAGCCGATACAGGGGCTCGGTGCGCGCACATGGATGTACAAGACCGAGATCCTCTTCGTCGGGCCGACGTCGAGCGCGCAGGTTTGCGTGTATGCGTTCACGGTGCTGCGCCGTCAGCTCGAAGGTCAGATGCAGCGGTACACGCGCCGGATCAAAAAACGCGTACGCAAAGTCGCGCGCGGCGCGATGTTCGCGGACGGATGGATCGTCGCGGTCGAGCAAAAGCTCGGTGTGCGCGAGCTGTCTGAGGAGAGTCGCGTCGGTATTGATCGGTGGCTGGCGCTCCGCAACATGCAGACGTCGACCGGCCAGGCTCGCAACCTTGTCGGACCCAAAGTGAACCAGGCGGACATGGTTGCCGGCTACCGCGCAGGCAAGAACGTCGAGCTGCGCGACGGCGTCGCTGGCAGTGCGCCCGCGCAGCTGGAGCAGCAGGCGTGATGGCAGCACGGCGCCCGACCAACCCGCGCAATCGCGATCTCGCAGCCATTCATATGGCCGCGCAGAAGCTGGGTATGGACCGCGAAACCTACGAAGCGATGCTGTTCAACACGTGCGGCGTGCGCTCCAGCAAGGCTCTCGACGGTCTCGGTCGCGCCAAGGTGTTGGCGGCGCTGACGGCGCTCGGCGCGCCGTCGAATCCACGTACACGCGGTAAGCCGCACAACTACGCCTCGGGCGGCATGCCCGAGATGATCACAAAGATCGAGGCGCAGCTCGCCGACATGAAGCTGCCTTGGTCGTACGCCGACAGCATCGCGCAGCGCATGTTCGGCATCGCGAAGATCGCATGGGTGCGCAAGCCGAAAGAACTGCGCGCCATCATCGCCGCGCTCGACGTCGAGCAGTACAAGCAATCCGCCACCGTCGCGATCGACGAGCTGGTGCGCGAGCTGCACATCACAGAGCGGGAGTTCGCCGAGCTGACTGCGAACCTGCCGAAGAGCTGGCGCCGCAACAAACGTTTTCTGTCGCGCGTGCTCGACTACCTCAACGCACGCAAGATCAAGCTGCACGAACTGGAGGGGACCGAGTGAGTCAGCAGCTGGACGAGTTCGAGATCGAGGAGCGCAAGCAGGCGTTTCAATACGCGTGGCGCCGGCAGTTCCTCAACGACGTTTGCCT